CTGTGGTGTCTGTAGCTGCTGTAGGCGATGAAGCAACATACGCTGACGATACGCCAATTTCATTAATGGCTTTGACTCTGACGTTGTAGGTTTGACCATTCTGCAAAGAAGTAATGACAGCAGGGCTAGTCTTTGTGGTCATCGAATAATAATTAGATGCGCTTGACAGCTTCCACTCAACAACGTAATGATCGGTAAAGGCATCATCGGCATCTGTCCACGCGACGTTAAACTCTGCGTTAAATGTGCCGTCAGAATTTAAAAAGCTGTCACCCGTTACGCTAAGATTGGTAGGCGCAGCAGCAGTCATACCGTCATATATATCGACCTCACCAGCGCCTAAATAAACTTCTTCGTCAGAAGTCGTCCAATCCCAGATAGATGGAGCAGTCTCGATAGCCTCAACATTAACTACAATCTGACCCTCAGAGGTAAAGTCCAGGCTGTATCCGACAACCTCAAATACTTTGTTTAAGTATCCCAGGCGAGCATTAGTAACGTTAATATTGTCGCCAATCTTAAAACGCAACGCGCTTAGATTGCATGGGATAGTGATTGCTTCTTGCTGTCGGCTGCGGAATAACGCCAGCTTTGCTATGCGCTGGGCGCGAATGTTGTTAACGGTAAATGGTAGCGGCATATCCAGGTAAATTGGATCGCCATCTTGTGTAGCATAGGTGCTAGAAAGCTGTGCCGGGTAATCAGCCAGGATGTAATTGTCATCCTCTGACAAAAACACCCCTTTAACACCGTTGTAGGCATTTCTACGGCTCTGTTTTGTCTGAACAGATATCTCGCCAACAGCGACAGACTCGTCAACCGTATATGTTGGAGCAACGTATTCACCAGCATGCAGCTCGAACTTACCGGCAGAAAAAACCAAACGCCCGATCATAGAGCCGAGCATAGTATCCATATTGGATTTAATTGATCCGGCAGTATCTACCAATCCATCAATAGTATATCGAGGCTGGGTTCCACCAGCGGCAAGAGCTACCGTTTCATCACACACAGTAGCGGCAGCAGTTACGCTAGACGTAAGAATGTTGCTAGATGATTCACCCAACCCATACTTTGTGTCTAGCAGGTAATCATATATACATAGCGCAGGATTCTGGGACCAGGCAGTTGTACTAGTAGCTGGATTTAGTACTTTCTTTCCTCGAATAAGTGTAGATACATTAGGCAGGCCGTTAGCAAACTTATCAACGTCATAGGTTAGCTTAACCACCATATACGCTGTATCAAGCAACTTGTGATCTGAGGTCCACTTAGTAGACGCAGCAGTCAGGGCGCTATCTGATGTAGTTTGATCTCCTTTGTGGAAGCCAATACTTACATAGCTTCCCCAGTCGCCAACAAAAGAGCCGCCATCCCATATTTTTTCGTCATTAAACCAGACTTCCTCATAAGCGTCGATTTCATGCGCAGCGACAGCAATAACCAGCCACAGGTATTTGTTATCCGTGCCCGTGGACTCGAGGTAAACAATATTGCCGCCTATTCTAGCTCGGCCATAAACTATCTTTCGAGAGTGCGCTGCCTCCCTGGTCATTACAGATCGGCCACCCATTTGCGCGCCTAAATCTGGTGACGGCATAAGCGCACGGGAGACAATCGACATTCCTGCGCCAATAGCAAAGGCTAGGAATAGATTAATCCCTGTATTGGCAATCACTGCCCCAGCGACTGAGATTAATCCTGCAACTAATGAAACCGCCATGTTTAACCCTTAAAGCATTTTGAGTATATGCGCTCGATTAAATCGAACCCCATTCTCGTTAATAAGCTGTCGAAAGGTATGTGAACCTTTGTGTTGATGTTTAATAAAGAAACGCCGTCTTCTCTACAATGATCTTCTGCGTATTTTAACAAATGGTAGCCGGTAGCGCCTTCTCTGTGTTCTGGTAACACAAATGTCACATCGTTGTTGGCAAACACATGGTCCGAATAATGTATGCTTTTCGATACGATCAAGACACAGTACCCAATAAGCTCACGATCTTTGCGAGCAGTAAAAACCCGAAGCACTCCGGCAGCATCTAGTCTAGCGTACTCTTCCCAGTCTGGATTTAGCTTTATGGTACCTTTATTAAGGGCTACCATTTCCCAGTGCGTTTCAAGCAAAGGCTTTATATCGTCCTTAACGCTTGCTAAACATTCGTGAGCAATGTTAACGCTGTTGGTTTTGTCCTTCATAATTTCCGCCATCGTCATAGTGCGCATCAGTCCTATTGGAAGAGCGGCCCCATATTATGTCTTTCTGCACGATTGAGGTAACAAACTCAAAGCCTTTATCGTTAGGGTGATCAATCTTCTGATCCTCTGCGGTATATCGCCGAACCTTTGAACGCTCAAACGCAATCAGCTTATTCTCAACTGCAATGCTAATAGTAGATGTATCGCCAGACTCAGCAATAGTCATGGTGTCCATAAACCCAGAAAACACTATGGTAGGATCGGCAATCAACGATCCAGTTGCATCAAACGCACCTAGCATGACTGTAAGCGGTCTACCTTGATATTCGTGATCCTTAGCAATGACTACCAGGGACGACTTAACTCCCGTTAAAACGACGTTTATGCCGCTTGCCTGCATGTCTGCGGTCTCAGTTACAGAGCTTATACTTAGTAAGTCGCCAACCCCGGTATAAGTCTCTCCGTCATAGGTCAAATTGCCAACCCCAGACCAAATATTTAATTCATTAGGAGTTTCGGCTGAATCGAAAACCATGCGCACTAGGAAGATAGGGCGAACGATGTCAGCAGTAGCAACTGCCTGCATACCACTTGTAAGACTGCGGCTCATAGCGCCTCTACCATAGCAAAGCTGAAGCCCTGCAAGCTGGCTTCGTTGGTAGACCAAGAAACATCATTTGAAGCCATACGCCATAGGCTCTTAGGTTGCGTAAAATCTAGCAACTGAGCACCACCTATTGTCTCGCGTAAAGGCGGCTGAAACTCCAAAGTACCAGCGCCCGCCGACTTGTCGGCTGTCACCATGTAAAGATAGCTGCCTAGCTGGAAGTATGTTCCTGCCGATACTGCCGTGCTGCCTGCTGAGGTATTTAGTGTTTCCGACCTAATTGCAGTGCTGCCGCTAGTAGCAGTATATGCGCTATCTGTATGCAGTGGATTGCCGAATGTAAACGTACCTTCGCGGCCTTTTAGCCCGATGATAAACGCCTCGACTGATCTAGCCTCTGCGTAGGTTAAGGGGGGCAAAGTAACCTCCGCTTCCCACCGAGCGCCCTGGTGTGTATACACTTGGGTATCTAGAGTGAAGGGAGACTCAGCTACAGCCACAACACGATTAAGTCGTATTGACATGTTTTTAATGCCGACATTAGGGAAAGATAAAGGCATCAGTTACGCTCCAACCATTGCTCTTGAGAAGTTGCCACCACGCACCCTAGCGTCCGCTACAGCGCCTTTAGCCGCTTCGGCTATCTGTGGCATTAGCTGCACTATCTCGGCTCTAACAGTGCTTTGAACGCCTGTGGTGACGTTGATTGTTTGATTGACCACAACGCCATTCGCTGCCTGCCCTTTGGTGTGATCGATGACCGTTTCATTGGGGTGCAGGATCGCAGCAAAGCCACCTTTACCATCTAACCCGCCGGACCTAGACCCTCTACCTGTAAAGCCCCCTCCCTCGAATGAAGCGACAGCCTGTGCGGCAACCATTGCAGCAGATGCATAACCAACAGCCCTAATGCCTTGCGCAGAAGCTAGGAAGCCAGCAATACCACCAACGCTTGATGCCTGTGCGCCAGCAGCAATAGCAGCCCTTTCTGTATCTACGAGAATCTGGGCAACTGCCAATGCTTTCTGTACTGCAAACGCAGCTTTTCCAGCAGCAGTCTGCTTTCCAAACAAAGTAGCCATCTGCCCGGCCAGTCCTTCAGCTCCAGCTAATGCCTGGTCCTGAACCCTCTGCTTGGCCTCTTCTATTCTCCTGGCTTCATCCGCAGCTCTTTGCCGTATCTGTGTTTCCTTTTCCATATGACTTTGCAGCTTGGCTTCTTGCTCTGCAAATCTTTCTGCCATCTTAGCGTCTTCATCGGCGTTAAGAGCAGCCATTAACTCAATAAACTGAGTTCTATCAATAACTCGAAGATCAAAAGCTTGCTTGATTATTTCTCGCTGACGGTTGTACTGAGTAGCTATTAGCTCCTCTTCTTGCAGCATACTGTCTTTAATCTGAGTTATGTTTTTAGATAAAGATTCTTTTGTTCTGCTGAGTTCTTTTTGTTTTCGTTCAGCATCTTTTTTGGCTCTTTTATCTTTCTCAAGAGTAAGTTTCTCAATCTGCTTTTCTAAATCTAGCTCTTGCTGTTTAGAATCAATAAGTCCTTGAATAGCTCCAGCTCTTGCTATATCGGCTTGGGTAGCCCCAGCCTGCTTTGCATTGTACATGGCCAACTGCACATTGGTCATTCCTATGGTGGCAAGCTCTTCTTCCAGCTTTTCCATTAGCGACTCGGTAGCGTCAGTCCGATCATCCGTCTTTTTCTTGATATCGACGATCATTGACCGAGCTTTTTCGTTTACATCGCTTACACGCAGTGCCGCAGCAGCTAACTCTTGTTGCGCGCCAAGCAT